TGCAGCGCGCCATCGATATCACCGTCAAGATCGGCCAGGGCGACTTCGGCGAGAAAGGCTTCGATCAAATCACGCTGCGAGGGCTGCGCGTCTCAACACACATCCAGAAGCTCGGCTTCCCCGACTTCAACCGCGCACAGATCGCGATCTTCGGCATGAAGCTCGACCTGATGAACCGCCTGTCCACACTCGGCATTCCGAACGTCGCCGGCACGCGCAACAATCAGGTCGCGATCATGGCCTACGACGTTAAGACGGCGCCCAAGCTGGTCTTTGAGGGCCACATCATCGAGGCGTGGGCCGACTTCGCCGGGATGCCTGAGGTGGTGTTCAACATCCAGGCGCAGACCGGCGGCGACGCGCAGATGAAGCCGGTGCCTGCGTCGTCCTATCCGGGTGCGGCCGACGCCGTAGTGATCATGCAGTCGCTGGCGAAGCTGATGGGCCGCGAATTCGAGAACAACGGCGTGCCGGTCACGATGCTCGACAACCCGTACTTCCCAGGCACCGCGACCGCCCAGGCCGAGGCGTGCGCGCGGGCGGCGAATATCGGGTGGGTGCTCGACGACAAGAAGCTGGCGATCTTCCCGGTGTACGGCCAGCGCGCCAACGATGTGCCGGTGGTCTCGCGCAACACCGGCATGGTGGGCTATCCGAGCTACGCCGGGCCGCCATTCGTCGCGCTGCGCACGCTCTACAATCCGGCGATCGTTTTCAACGGCACGATCAAGGTCGAGAGCGACGTCAAGAACGCCAACGGCGAGTGGCGAGTGCGATCCCTGGAGCATCATCTGGAGAGCGAAATGCCCAACGGTGCATGGTTCTCCGAGATCGTCGCGGACAAGCTGTTTGCCGCAACCTGACAACAGCGCGTGGTTCGGGCAGGCCAACCCGTTCTCGCGGAACTCGACCTTCAATCAGATCGAGTTCGTCGCGCGGCAGGTGCTCAACCGCGCCGCCACGACGACGCTCGTTAAGGTCGTGAAGGTGACCAATGCGGGCGAGCTGTCGCCGGTAGGCTACGTGGACGTGCAGCCGATGGTTAACCAGATCGACGGCCGCGGGCGCGCCACGCCGCACGGGGTGATCCACAACATCCCCTATCTGCGCGTGCAGGGCGGCGCCAACGCGGTGATCATCGACCCGCAGCCGGGCGACATCGGCATGGCGTCCTTCGCCTCGCACGACATCTCGACGGTCAAGCGCACGCGGCAGGTCAGCAATCCTGGCTCGCGCCGCCGCTTCGACTGGTCGGACGGCCTCTATCACGGCGGGATGCTCAACGGCGCGCCCTCGCAGGTCGTGCGCTTCGCCGCCGACGGCGTGCATATCGAGACGCCGAACAAGGTGGCGATCAACGCGGGCGGCGACGTGACCATCTTCACAAACGGCGACTTCACCGTGCAGTCGAACAACTTCGTCATCGACGGCACCGGCAACACGCTGGCGCAGGGCCTCATCGCGGCGACCGGAGCGGTGGTGGCGGGGCAAGGCACCCCGGATCAGGTGAACCTGCAAACGCATCACCATCCGACCAACGGCGCGCCGCCGACACCGGGGAGCTGACGCATGAGCGGCACCACCTCCGTCCCGGCCCCGAGTTTCACCGACAAGGGCTTCGTCCCTCCGGCAGAGCCGGACATCCTCGCGGGCGTCCTGGCCGACATCAACGCGGCGTTCGGCGGCCGGCTCAATACCGCGCTCGAAACCCCGCAGGGCCAGCTCGCGTCCTCGCTCACCGCCATCGTGGGCGACAAGGATGCGCAGTTCGCCGCCCTGGCGAACGGTGTGGATCCTGCGTTCGCTTCCGGGCGGATGCAGGACGGCATCGCGCGCATCTACTTCCTCACGCGCCAGCCGGCCGAGCCGACGACGGTACAGGTGCGGTGCACCGGGCTGGCGAACACGCCGATCCCAACCGGTGCGCTGACGCAGGCGCAGGACGGCACGATCTACGCCTGCACCGAGGGCGGCACGATCGGCGCGGACGGCACCGTGGTGCTGCCCTTCGCCGCCACCGTGACGGGGCCCATCTCCTGCCCGGCCGGAACGCTCAATCAGATCTATCAGTCGGTGACTGGGCTCGATCTCGTCGTCAACGACGCCGACGGTGTGGCTGGGAATGACGTAGAGAGCCGTGCCGCCTTCGAGGCGCGTCGTGCCGCCTCGGTGTCGATCAATGCGCAGGCCACGGTCAGCACGATCCAGGCGGTCGTGCTCAACGTGCCGGCCGTGCTCGACGCCTACACGACCGAGAACTACACGGCCAACCCGCTCGTCTCGGACGGCGTGACCATCCCGGCGCGCTCGATGTACTGCTGCGTTGCCGGTGGCGACCCGCAGGCGATCGCGCAGGCGATCTGGAGCAAGAAGCCGCCGGGCTGCGGCATGGCGGGCAACCACACCGAGACCGTGGTCGACTCCCGCTCGGGCTACAGCGCGCCGCTGCCGAGCTACCAGATCACCTTCCAGATCGCCGCGCCGCAGACCTTCGTCGTGCTGGTGACGCTCAAGAACAACCCCGGCATTCCCGGCTCGGTGCAGACCCTGGTGGCGAACGCTGTGCTTGCCGCGTTCAACGGCACCGACGGCGGGCAGCGTGCGCGGATCGGCAGCCAGATATTCGCCTCGCGGTTCTATGCGGGCGTTGCCAGCCTGGGGTCCTGGGCAGAGATCGTCAGCATCAAGCTCGGCAGCACCGGAGCACCCGCTGCCGCGTTCACCGCCGCGATCGCGGGGACGGTGATGACTGTCTCGGCGGTTGCCTCGGGGACGCTCGCGGTCGGCCAGACGGTGGTCGGCGCCGGGTTGCCCGACGGTGTACTGATCACTGCCGGCCTTACCGGAACGGGCGGTCCGGGCACATACAGCATCAACCTGCCGCAGACGATCGCCTCGGAGGCGATGAGCGCGGTGACCGCGACGCTCGATCTGATCGCTGTCGGGATTGCGCATGTGCCCGTGCTCGGCGCGCCCAACGTGCAGGTCTCGGTGGTGGCCTGATGGAGAACGTCGATCAGACTGTAATTTCGCAATATAATCAGGCGCCCACACTCACGCTGCTGATCGAAGCCTTCAACCAGTGGATCGATCCCGCCGCGGACATCGACGCCTTCTATGACCTGCTCTGGAACGTGGATACCGCGGTCGGCTACGGCCTCGACGTCTGGGCGCGCATCGTCGGGGTCGGTCGCGTGCTGGCGGTGGCTGGAACCAAGTATTTCGGCTTCGACGAGGCGACCAACGTCTCGGCGGATCCGTTCGGCCAATCGCCGTTCTATAGCGGACAGAAGCTGACCGACAACGTGATCCTCGACGATGAGGGCTTCCGCAAGCTGATCATGGCGAAGGCGGCGGCCAATATCAGCGACGGCTCGATCGCCGGGATCAACGCCGTTCTGCTGTTGCTCTTTCCTGGCCGGGGCAACTGCTACGTGACCGATGGGAGGGACATGACCATGACCTATCGGTTCCAATTCGCGCTGACGCCGCTGGAGGTCACCATCGCGCAGCAGTCGGGTATTCTGCCGAAGCCGGCCGGCGTGCAGGCGGCGGTGGTGCAAGCCTGACATGCAGATCACCGGCCTGCCATCCAAGTTCGGCGTCCCGTTCGCCAACGCTGCCGGCAGCAACTACATCCGGCCAATCCCGCAGGCGTCGCAGATCGGCATCCAGCCCGGCGCGGCTAGCCTCACCGATGGTTTCCCGCCGGTCACCTTCCTACCGGTCGCAGCCGGCGGCACGCCGCCGTTCGGCCAGGACTTCAACGGGCTGCTGAACCAGATCACCGCCTGGGTCCGCGCGCTGACAGCGGGCATGGTGGTGCCGTTCGATGCGGGGTTTCAGGCGGCGATCGGCGGCTATCCGTTCAAGGCGCGCGTGCTGAGCGGCGTCACGGCTGGGCTGATCTGGGAAAGCCAGATCGACAACAACCTGAGCAATCCCGACACCGGCGGCGCGAACTGGTCGGTCCCGGTGTTCGTCGATCCGAACACCGCCGGGCTGATCATCGGCGCCGGGCCGAATGGATCGAATATCAGGCTGCAGGGCACCGGCGCCGCGCCGAACAAGACCATCCGCGCATCGGGCGGCAACTTCCAGATACTCAACAACGCCTACGCGGCCATACTCGACATGACCGACGCCGGCATCGCGACGACCAACGGCATGCGTGCGGCGA